GACAAACCAGAACCAAAGATACCAGATTACATTGGCGAATGTTTCCTAAAGATTGCAGACCATCTATCACGTAAACCAAACTTTATTTCTTACACATATCGTGATGAGATGATATCTGATGGTGTAGAAAACTGTCTGATGTACTTCCGTAATTTTGATCCAGCTAAGTCTAAGAACCCATTTGCTTACTTCACACAGATAATTTATTACGCCTTTCTGCGTAGAATCATGCGTGAGAAGAAACAACTGTATGTGAAGTACAAAGCCACCCAACAATTTGGTTTGCTTGATGAAGGCGAAATGTTTGAAGACGAAAATGGTAATATGAAGCAGTTTGAATTGTATGACAATATCTCTGAGTTCATTCATAACTTTGAAGAAAACAAGAAGAAGAAAAAAGAAAAAAAATCTGAAGGACTTGAGCAGTTTATTGAGGATGACATAAGCGATGAAGATAGGATTTAATTGTAGTACATTTGATTTGTTTCATGCTGGTCATGTCGCAATGCTTAAAGAAGAAAAAAGACATTGTGATTATTTGATTGCTGCCATACAGGCTGATCCAACTATTGATAGACCAGAGAAGAACAAACCAATACAATCAATCTATGAAAGATATGTGCAGGTTGCCGGCTGCAAATATGTTGATGAAATACTTGTATACTCTACCGAAGAAGATTTGTTGAACTTATTGAAAACACAACACATCGATGTACGCTTTCTTGGTGAAGAATATAAAGGAAAAGATTTCACAGGCAAGCAGTGGTGCCTAGACAATGGGATCGAAATACACTATCATAGTAGGAAGCATTCTTACAGTAGCAGCGAACTCAGAGTAAGAGTTCAAAGAGCCGAAGATAAAAAGTTAAATAGATTATGAAAATTTGTGTGCTTGGTGATACTCACTTCGGTATGAGAGGTGATTCTTTAGACTTTCATAAATACATTGAGAAGTTCTACGATAACGTGTTCTTCCCATATCTAAAGGATCACAATGTTACAACCGTTGTACAACTTGGTGATCTTTTCGACCGCCGTAAGTTTATTAACTTCAATTCACTCTATTTGTGTCGTAAATATTTCTTTGATAAACTACAAGAAAATGGCATCACGTTTATCACATTCCTCGGCAACCATGATGTGGCGTTCAGAAACACCCTTCAGGTTAACTCCTCTCAATTACTTCTAGACGGTTATGATAATATTACTGTACTGGATACTTTTACTACAATGCAGTTTGGGGGCATTGATGTTGATCTGGTACCTTGGGTATGTGACGATAACGAAGTTGAAATCAAAGAAAAATTAAAAGACTCCAAGTCACAAATCGTTTTTGGCCATTTTGAGATTGCAGGTTTTGAAATGGATCGTGGTAACATTTGCCACGAAGGCACTGATAAATCACTGTTCAACAAATATGATGTAGTTTTATCTGGACACTTTCATCATCGTTCTGATGATGGTCATATCTACTATGTGGGTTCACCAAATGAAATGACATGGTCAGACTACAATGATCCACGTGGCTTTGTTATCTTCGATACACATACACGTGAGCAAGAGTTTGTTCAGAACCCATACAAGATGTTTTACAAGTTGAATTACAATGACGAAAATGAACATTTTGCTGAAGGTTACAAATCTTCATTTATGGACTATTCCATCTACGAAGGTTGTTATGTCAAAGTAGTTGTGGTCAACAAATTAAATCCGTTTTTGTTTGATACAGTAATTGATAATATCTACAAAGCTGGTGCAGCAGACATATCAATAGTGGAAGACTTCAGTGATATGGTAAACGAAAATGATGAAGAGTTAATTGATCAAGCCGAAGATACGGTAACTATACTTTCAAAATACATAGACAACTTGACATTGAATGTCGAGAATGATAAACTGAAAAGTCTTATGCGTGAACTTTATGTGGAAGCACTAAACACAGAAATTGAATGATATTATTTAAAACTCTACGTTGGAAAAATCTACTAAGCACAGGTAATTACTTTACTGAAATAGTTTTAAACAGTAATGCCAATACGCTGATTGTCGGCACTAATGGATCAGGCAAGTCAACGATGCTTGATGCATTGTGCTTTGGCTTGTTTGGTAAACCTTTTCGTTCAATTAATAAACCAAACCTTGTAAATTCAATTAACAGTAGAGATACTGTAGTTGAAGTTGAATTTTCTATTGGTAATAAAGAGTATAAGATTGTTCGTGGTATCAAACCGAATGTCTTTGAAATTTACCAAGACAAAGTTTTGCTGAATCAAGATGCGGCTGTAAGAGACTATCAAGACTATCTAGAGAGGTTTATTCTCAAACTAAACTATAAGTCTTTCACGCAGATTGTTATTCTCGGTTCAGCATCCTTCACGCCGTTCATGCAGTTATCCGCCTCTGACCGCAGAGCAATCATTGAAGACTTGTTGGACATCCAAATCTTTTCCACCATGAACAGTTTGGTCAAAGAGAAGCTGTCTGAGAATAAAGATTCGATTGTTACAAAGAAAAATGACATTGCGCTACTCAATCAAAAGTATGATCTAAAAAAAGAGCATCAAGACAAACTCAATCAAGACAAAGAAGCAAAGGTAAAAGAATATGAGAGTGAGATACTTCTGCACAGAGAAACCATTCGCACCTTACATGATGAGATTGACAACTTGGAGCGAACCAAGCAGACGCTATCAGAAGTCTGCGCTAAAATTCCTGAAAATGAAAAGAAGATTATTGCGTTTAAAAAAGTTGAATCTCAAATTGAAAACAAGATATCCAAAGTGGGAACAGATAGAGAATTCTATGAACACAATGCTGATTGCCCAACCTGTAGGCAAGCCATTACCTTGGAGTTTAAAGAGGGGCAACTCACGGAACTTGGTACAAAAGAACATGAACTTGCTAGTGGTCTAGCAGAACTTCAAGCAAAAATTACAGCACAGGAAAATGTTGTTGCCGAATTGCGTGAGAAAGAAAAAGAATTATCGAATGTTCGCATTCAATTAGCTACAACACAAACAGGTAAGACTGGATTAGAAAACACAGTTAAAAAACTTGAGGTACAAATAAAAGAAGTACAAAATGCAGAACAAGAAAGTACAGATGAAAATGAATTGATCACCATTAAGACTGCGATCACAGAAGCAGAAGATGAGTTGAAAGTTTTGATGGAAGAAAAATCTTACTTAGATGTTGCTTCTGTTTTACTGAAAGATACTGGTATCAAAACAAATATCATTAAACAATATTTGCCTGTGATAAACAAGTTAGTGAACAAGTATCTGACAAGTATGGATTTCTTTGTAAACTTTAATCTTGATGAGTCATTCAAAGAAACAATTAAGTCAAGACATCGTGATGACTTTTCATATCATAATTTTTCAGAGGGTGAAAAGCAAAGAATCGACATGGCATTGATGTTGACATGGAGAGCAATTGCAAAACTTAAAAACTCTACCAATACTAATCTATTGATACTTGATGAAGTCTTTGATTCGAGTCTAGATAGTACAGGCACCGAAGAACTTATGAAGATTCTTCACGGACTAGATGAAGTAAACTTGTTTGTGATTAGTCATAAAGGCGATATACTACAAGATAAGTTTGCAAACACAATTCGTTTTGAGAAAGTTAAAAATTTTTCAAGGGTGATAAAATGAAAGAGATTTCATGTTTTCAAGAGGGTAATCGAATAGCAAAAATTTATCCTAGAACACTTAGTGGCTACAGAGTTTGGATGTATGATATGATTACTGAGGAACAGAAAGAAGATTTTTTCAACTATGAACAATCGGCAGAAAATGCTGCCGAAGATTGGGTGCTAATGAAATGAGTGAAATTTTAACTATTGATACCGCTGCTGGTGTACAGCAGATAGAAAGAGTTGATCCATTACAAGTTTTTGGTGAGGATTACTTTATGCTTGGTCAAAGAATTCCAGAATACACTGGAGACTTTCCAGCACCAGCACTTGTCAATTTAGCCAAGAGATTGAAGATGACAATGAAGATGTATGCTGGTTTAGGTCTATCAGCAAATCAATGTGGTGTGGCTGAAAGAATGTTTGTGGTCGGTACTGATGATTTTCAACTTGTCTGTATCAATCCAAAAATTCTTGAAGAAGGTCCACCAGTAAAAGACAAAGAAGGTTGTCTTTCTTTTCCGGGTTTGTTTTTAAATGTTGATAGACCATCATGGATCGAAGCAGAATTCACCGATGAATTTGGTGATGTTAAACAAGTAAGACTTCAAGGATTGTCAGCACGTTGTTTCTTGCATGAACTTGATCATTTGAATGGTGTCAGGTATACCAATCTGGTGAAGTCACTTGCACTAAGAATGGCAAGACAGAAAGCGACAAAACTGGTAAAGAAAATCATAAGACAAAGTAAGAAGCAATGATAGATAAACTTCTTGAGAATATAATACAAGAAACTGTTCAAGATAAAAACGTTGCTGTTTTGTTGTCTGGTGGTGCCGATTCTTTATCTGTTGCTCTGGCTGCAAATAGATTGGGATACAATATACATGCATATTCTTTTCATCTAAAAGATCAGCCAACCTATGACGCAAGTAAAGCAGAAGATGCATCAAACAAGATGGGTTGGAAGTTTACAAAAATTATTGTACCAACAGACAATCTTATAGATGACTTTCATACACTGAGAACAAAGTTTGAGTGTGTAAAGAAAACACAGTATGAATGTACATTTCCATTTCTGTATATCTTCCCACAGATAGAAGAAGAAGCTATTCTTTCTGGATTTGCGGCAGATGGTCACTATGGAGTTTCAAAAAAGGCTTGCATACATTTTAAGCAAC